GCATGGCAAGGTCTTTAAAAAATGGAAGCACATTTGCTGCTGCACACAATAAAGCTATGAGGTCAGTAGGCAAATGAGAGGATTTACAACAACAGCTACATTAGCTGAAATGATTAATAAAAGATCAATGAAAAAACGGAGAAGAAGAAGTGGCAAGAAAAAGAAAAAGAAGAAAAGTTCCAAAAGATAAAGCAACAGGATTGCCTAAAAAGTATTTGTCTGGACTTAAAGGTGGTAGTAGAAGTTCAAGAGCAAATTTAATAAAAACTATGTCTAGGTTATATAAATCAGGTGCAAGAATACCTGCATCTATGTTTAGAGCAAGGAGAAGAAGTGGCAGTTAGAAGAAGAAAATTATCAGCAAGAGTAATATCTACTTTACGAGCAAAAGCTAAAAGTAGAAAAGGTATTACTTTAGGTATGCTTAAAAAAGTTTATAGAAGAGGTCAAGGTGCATTTTTATCATCAGGGTCAAGACCTCGTACTTCTATGGCAAGTTGGAGTATGGGACGCGTGAATTCCTTTCTCCGTGGCAGTAGAAAACATGATCTTGATTTAAGAAGAAAAAGAAGAAAGAGAAGATAAGATGAATACCTCTAGGTCAAACAGAGAATCAATTATAAGAATAGAGGGAGAAATAAAATTGTTAAAAGCAGAAATACAAACGATTAGAGGAAATCATTTAGCTCATTTAGAAATGAGAGTTTCAAGAATGGAAAAAGTGATGTGGACTATTTGTTTGATCGCAGCTACTCACTTACTCTACTCCCTGTTGCAATAACACAACTAATAGCATATAAGAACATTATATGCACAAATCAAACTTTCATACTATATTATGTGTTAGCGACTTGCATATTCCTGCACATCATCCACAGGCATTTGATTTTTTAAAAGCCTTAAACCTGACTTAATTGTGTGTGGTGGAGATGAATTAGATAAACACGCATTATCTTTTCATGATTCTGACCCTGATCTTCCTAGTGCTGGAGATGAATTAAGACAATCACAAAAATACATTTGGGAACTAAAAAAGATATTTCCTAAAATGATAATATTACACTCTAATCACTCCTCTATGATTTATAGAAAAGCGTTAAAACATGGTATGCCAAGAGCATATTTAAAATCTTATAATGATTTTTTAAATGTAGATAAGGATTGGGAATGGGTAGAAGATTTAAATTTAAAGTTAAGTGATGGAACAGAGTGTTTTTTTACTCATGGAATGTCAGCAGATGGTTTAAAATTAGCTATGCAATATGGAAAAAATGTTTGTCAGTTCCATT